CGATCACGAATTAAGAAAATTTATTGATCAGCAAATTTTACTTTTAGGGCAATATAAAAAATTAGTTGAGGGAATGGCAGATAAAACAGTAGATTATAACATAAATGTTAATATTCTCAATGATCAGATAAGTATAATAAGAGATGCCATTAAAGAAACTATTGCCGAAGAATTTGGTGTAGAAAAAGCAATTTCTTTTATGGATAAGTTAAGTAAAAGACTAAAGCAAACCTCTTATCGTTCGCCAGAGTTAATAACTAAAACGGTAGATATAAAAGAATTGCAAGAGGCAGAACTTCAAATTTTGAATGAGGAGAATAATGTCTAATAAATATTCTACCGAATTACAAAATTCTTTTAACTCCAAAAAAATAAACCAATATATGTTAGATAAGTTGTCTAAAGTCATTGTTAGTGGTGTTAATGATAATTTATTTCAACACTTAATGGATGATGCACAGCAGGCAAGCGATATAGGTGTTTCTTCTGATAATGAATATAGTCAATATTTTTATATTTGTCATTTTTTAGATGATATTTTAAATGACACCTTTGATATTAAATTTGACAACAAAAATCACAAAAACGATTTTTGTAAATATTTTTTATCTAAAAAAATCAATTTAAAAGACCTGACCGATTTAAGAATACTGATACACGAGTGGCTTTGTAATAAATTATCAAAAAAAGCATATCCTAATATTTCTGGAAAATATACTCGAAATACAGTTTATGATAGAAATAAATGGGCACTTGCTTTACAGCACATATTTAATTTAGTAAATGTCAATGGATTAAATAAAGACACTGCTTTTGAAAATTTAACAAAGGGCTGGGACGAAGAAGAAAAGTTTAACTTTAAAAATTGGATAAAATACTATGAAGAAGGTAATGTGGAGAAATACAAAGTGAAAACAGCAAAATTTATAAAAGAAGCATTTGGTCCAGTTCATATAAATCTTCCAGAAAATCTTTTAAATAATAGAAGCACTATTGTTCCACCGACATCAACTTTCCAAGCAAATGATCATAAAAGTAAAAAGGAATTGGAACTTGACCGAGCAAAGTCATTAAAAGCAAAAATGAAGTCTCGTATTAGAGCACTTAAAATGCTTATGGATAAATATAATGATATTTTACCACATCAGGACTTGGACAAGTTATTTGGCGAAGTTCATTCACTGGAAAAGAGTATAAGTAAATTGAATGTTTATGCTTCACTCCAAGATCGCGTAGCTTGTGCTGCAAACAGGATGGTTAAATTAGGGTTTCCAGAGGGAGCCGAGATATTATTAAAAGAAGCCGAAGAGCCACTACCACAGCAAACAAATACTATACCACAAATATCAAGCAACGCAAATGTTAAAAATATAATTGCCAAACTTGAGGCGGTAAGCAAGGAATTAGCCGCTCGTAATTTAATAAGAGAATTGGCTATTGCAGATATATTACTTAATAACATTGGGATGGCGGCAATATTTCCTGAATTATCATTGGCACAATCAAAATTAATAGAGGGTTTTGGATACGCAAGTAATAAAGTAGAGGATGTGTTGGCAAGATTAAGAGGAACTGAACAACCAAAAATAGAACCAGCACCACTGCCAACAGCACCAGCACCACAACCTGTGGCAGTAAAACCAGAAGAAAAAATACAAACAGAAGAGTTAATGGATAAGCCAGTGGGCAAGATAGAGACTAATATGCCCACTAATATGGCTCCCAAAAAATAATGAAAATAGATGAATTATTGTCAGATATTGATAATGTGGCGACTGAAAATAATTTAAGTAAGCCTTTTATCGTCGGCGGAACACCAAGAGACCGAATACTTGGTGAAATTGGAACCAAGTCTGAAATTAAAGATATAGATATAACAACTGGTGATGACAATGCCCACAAATTGGCGTATGCTTTAAGTAAAAAATATACAAATGGTTCTTATAGGGAATATGACGACGGGCACACTTCGCTGGATATTAGGGGTCTTCATATTGATTTTTCAAGTAATTTTATAGCACCAAATATAGAAGAAGAGATGAAAAAGGTTGGAGTTAAAGAAATTACTCAAATGAAAAAAGAGATATTTAGCCGAGACTTTACTATTAATACTCTTTTGGAAAGTTTAGATTTTACTACTATGTATGATCTTACTGGTGAAGGGATGAATGATATAAGGGCAGGACTTATTAAATGCCCCATAGATCCAAACATTACAATAGGAGTTGATCCTCGAAGAATACTCCGCGCGATTAAATTTGCTGTTAAATATGATTTTAAAATAGAGGATAATTTAAAAAGAGCAATGTTAGAGCATAGAAATAAAATAAAAACATTGCCCGTGAAATTCGTTCAAGACAAGATCAGTGAAATAGTTTTATTAGATACGGATAAGGGAATTGATTTATTAATAAAGTTCAAATTATTATCACTTGTTCCTTTAACCAAAACCGTTTCTGATATATTAATTCAAAGACGACAATTAGTGAGGGCTCTATAATGAAAAAAGAAGCAGCCACTATGGATCAAATAAGGTTCAAGCAAGAAGAAATTAAAAAACTTTTAAATGATAATTTGATGAAAATACGAACATCACTTAATCCTAATTTAAGCAATAGTCAGATGTTGGCAAAAGTTGATCAAATAATTAGAATAATGAATATTTCAATTAATCAAAAAGTATTAGAATTAATTAGTTTAATACCACAGCCAATAAATCCAACGGGAAAACCGGCGGAAAATACGACTACACCGCCACCTCCCCAGACAGCAGATGATGCTAAAGATAATCATTTAGGCCCGAGGGGTAGGAAGCAAAATAAGAAACTTCCAGATTTTTGGCGTAAGAACTTTGATTATGGAACTGGGCCATACTCGCATATGGATGAATTAAAGACCATAACTGACAAGAGATTGAGCAAAAGAAAATGAGCAAAGTAAAGTTGGCGATAATTAGGGGCGAAAATAGCCGCAATTGTCCTTTTGGTCTCCCAATAATAGACGCTTGTAAATGTGCAGGAAGTTCTATTAAAAGAATGGCTCCTTTATTGGAACAAAATACGAAAGAAGAGAATGAAAAATTAGCATCTGCCAATAAATTAGTTTATGCTTATCAAAAAGAAGATAAGCCCTGCGCGTATGCTGATAAAATTTTAGAACACAATAATAAAGTAGATTGTGATTATGGAGATAATGGACAGGGGCTTCATAGCACAGATTTTAGAGCAAGTCCCTTATATCCTCAAACATTTCACGGACTTATGTTAGACGGATTATATGGATTTCCGCTTGGTTTTTACGCCGACAATCAAGAAAGTCGCAATTTATTTCTCGGCCTATATAGTTTATTAGGACACTCAACAAAAGAAGAGATAATAAAACTTGCCGATAATTATGATAAAAGCGGCGAAACGGGGAAAGCAAAAATTTTAGACGAATTACTTGAAAAATTATCGAAAGAAAATAATAAAGAAATATTTGACAAAATAGAAAATTACCTTATAGAATATAGGGATAGATGCAAAAAACAAGGAATAAATCCATTATTGATGGAAGAACTATCGAAAAAATATATTGATATGGGAAAGTTTAGATAATCGGAGGATAATATGTCAGAATTAAACGCTAATGAATTTTATGTCGATGAGGAACCTTCACCACTACAAGAGCTGGTAGTGGAAGATGAGCCTCCTATTTCACATATTATTATTGTTGAAGAGGAGCCAAAACAAATGCCAGAAGTTGGAGAATATGTTCCAGGTTCCAATACCTTGCTCGTATCAGAAGACGAAGAGGAAAAGGAAGAACAGGAAGCAAAAGATAAAGATTGGGAGCATGACCAAGATCATTCCAAGTTTTTGCCACACTTTGATGGTAAAATTAAAAATATTCCAAGACACTCTGGACAGACTGTTCTCGGTTGCGAACGAGCAATTGCGTTCTTAAAATCTTTATTGACCGAATTAAGCAAGGCACTTCGAGGCGATCTTGAAGGCAAAATTGATGAGCAGGCGGCGGAAGATCGTTATAAAGATACTCAAAATATGATTGAGCGCCTAGAACATCAAATAAAGAAATTAAAAGGCAATCATAAAGGAGCGGAATTGGATCTTCGCTTGGTTTCAGAAGGACACTGCGCCACTTGTAATTCCGTTGCTCCAATGTGGCACGATACAATTGATGAGAAAGTAGTTTGTTTGCGCTGTGATGCTGGACAAAAGGAACAATTAGAAAAATCCGCAGCAACTCCAAAGATTAATGTCTATGTTTCCGCTTTTGAAAGGGCTGTAGTAGGCACACTTCTTAATTCATCGGTTTCGGCAGGAAGGAATATAGAAGATGTATATGATAAGTTGAAAAATAAATACAACTTTACCCCGCGCGAAGAACTGGCAATACAACAACTTATAGCAGATTACGGATATCCTATGTTCAAGGATCGTGGAAGGCTTAATGAAAACTCCGATCCATCTGATGGAAATGGTGTAGATTTTAGCACAAATTATTACGCATAATGACATAAGTTATCTTATTTGTTTATGGAGGCGACATGCCAAAATTTCCTATTCCAGAAGACTTAATTGATATTATTAAAGAGTTAGTTATAATAGAGGAAGAGGAGAAGAAAAAGCAAATTAAGGATAAGGATTTTGGAGAAAGACTTTATGATTATGATCATTTGCCACCTAATAAAGAAAAAGAAGAAAAACAAATTAAAATAGAAATATCTTTGGAGTAATTGTGTCTAAAATATCTCGCGCTGACATATACACTGCTTCCGAAAAGGGCGGTGATTGGTTTGAGGAATTTTTACGCATTTGTAAAGATCAAAACCAACTATTTGATAAAATAATAGACAAAAAATCAGAGGGCGTAGCGGATATAGTTAAACAATACAGAGAGGCGGTTGGATTAGATTTAATAAAGAATGCTTCTGGTTTAGGCCCGATTGCCCCAATGAAATTAAAGAAAATAACAAAGGCAGAGGATATTTTAAAGAATTATAAAGAAAGTGATCTCATTGTTCAGCAAAAATTCGACGGATGGAAGACACAAGCAATAAAAGCCGATGGAAAAGTAAAACTATATTCAAGACGAGGCGAGGCATTTGAGGAAAATGTTCCCGATTTAACCAAAGAATTAGAGAAGCAATTAAAAGACGGAGATATTGTTCTTGGTGAAATAACTTATGTAAAAGATGGAAAACAAAATATTTCAGACTTACAAACAATAGTCGGGTCAAATAAAGAAAAGTCATTTGAGTTTCAAAAAGACAATAGTGGGAAAGTAATTTTACAGGCTTATGACTTACTTTGGGACACGGGAAAAGATATAACAAAAGACAAATATACTGATCGTTATAATAAATTAAAGGATCGGGTTAAACAGGGTGAATTAATTAAAGTTCCAAAAAACTACACCTGGTCTCAAAAAGATAAAGCAATTTCCGATGCTTTAAAAGCAGGTGGCGAGGGAATAGTAATAAAGCCAAAGGATAGTGAATATAAATACTCTTCAAAGGGAGAAACAGAGCCAATTGGAGAATGGGCAAAGTTCAAACCAGGTAATAAGGCAAAAGAAGAAGATGTTATTGTAAAAGAATATACGAAGGGAAAGGATAAATTAATCTTTCCAGCATATCAATATAAGGGTAATGAACTCGTGGAAGTATCTAAAATATCAGGACTTCCCAAAGAAGATGAACAAAAAGTAAAAAATCTTATTGATAAAGGCAAAATGGTTGTATTGGAAGTTGGTTTCCAAGAAAAATATGAAGATACTGGAAAATTAAGACATCCTGGTTTTCATAGAATACGACCTGATAAAAGCCCAAAAGAAGTGAAAATGAAAACAGCAATTAGAAAAATATCAATTCGCCAAGTAGAAAATATCATAGATGTTTTAAATAACAATCCAGAATTAAAAGAAATCATAGATAGTTTTTGTATTAATTCTGGTGGCACAAAAAACACACATTCTATTATAAATTATCTTCGAAAAAAATTAGGAAATAATTTGGTTAGATTTTCGGATAAAGACTTGATTAAATATATAGAGGAAAGAAAAGAAAATTTTAAAGATCACCATAGCAATGACTTCGCCGCTCATGATGTAGGTAGAGTTGGGATTGATGTAGAAGAAAATTATGGAGATCAGGTGGCAGATTACTATTCACATGGTAAATAATGAAAAAGAACCCAGTATTAGACACTCAAACTATAACAGAAAAGTGGTTTGAGGACTTAAAGACAGAAGTTTTAAAGTTTGATCCAGTATCATTTGCTGAATCTTATTTAACTATTGATGGAAAACCTTTAAAATTAAGTGGGACCGGTTGGCGATTTCTGGCTGATATTTATAGATATATTGCTCTTGAAGCAATACAGCCGAATGGACGACCGGTTATTTGTTGTAAGGGCCGCCAAGTTGGTATGACTACTCTCGCAACAGCACTTGAATTATATTTTACAACCAGCGGACTTTTTGGCAATGGCCCCGAAAATCCACCAATAAGAGTTCTTCATTGTTTTCCGGCATTGGCGCTTGTTCAGAAGTTCGCAAAAGACAAATTAAGCACAATGATGCGCACTTCAAAAGACAATTATGTATTAAGTCAGGCATTGTCAACAAATGATAAAACTGGAAAGAAAAGACTTGATGTTCCAGATGATACTTTAACTGAAAAACAATTTAAAGGCGAAAATAGACTTTGGATTGATTCGAACGCAAACGACGCTGCTCGCTTACATGGTATGACGCTTGATGTTATTTTTTACGATGAAGTTCAGCGTATGAATCAAGACGACATAGGTAATAGTAAAAGAACACTAACTGCCGCAAGATATGGTCCGAAGGGTCAGGGAATTCAATTATATTTCGGAACGCCTCTTCAACGAGGCTCTTATTTTAGTAAGATGTGGGACTCATCAGATCAGAGAATATATAATTTAAGATGTCTCGATTGTAAAGAATATTTTCCACTTTATAGTCCAGGTTCAGATGATTGGGAAAAGATATGGTTATATGGTAATATAGTGGAGTGTCCATTTTGTCATCATAGACAAGTAAAAGAAGAAGCAGTTGAAAATGGAAAGTGGATTGCGTCAAGACCTTTAACTGAAAATGGTGAAGAACAGCCTTATATTGGATTTCATTTTAATCAACTATTAATTCCTGGTTTTACAAAAGAAATAATATTTAAAGAAAAACCAGGGGTTCATCCGACGAATTCCGATCGTATATGGAAAAACGAAATACTTGGTGAGTTTTATAGTGGATCAGATTTGCCAATGTCAGAAGAAGAAATACATCAATATTGTAGAAGTATAAATAAAAGTATTTCTTTTAACTCTACTAACGATAATCATTTAGATTATTTTATGGGAGTAGATTGGGGTCTTAAAACTGATGATTCTGGATCCACAGGGAAATCGTTTTCTACAATAGTTATTATTTCTGTTGGACGAGATGGGGTAATTAACATAGAAAATGCTTTTAAATTAAAGAAGAATGATTTACAGCACAAAAAAGATGTAATTAATGAAATGTTCCGAAGGTTTAACATTAAAATAGCAGTGGCGGACTTGGGCTTTGGAAATGACACGGTTCCAGAAATACAGCGAGAATATGGTTCAAGATTTTTAGGATGTTTAAATAGTGCCAGTTTAAATAACCCTTACAAATATGATCCCGAAGAATTAAGGCTAATTTGCAATTCTCATATTATTTTAGGTGAATTGTTCGATCATATGCGTAAATCAAGAATTATGTTTCCTTGGAAAAGTTATGAGCAAATACAATGGATGATAGAACATTGTTGCTCTATGGAAAAAGAAACAAGAACGGTTCAAGGGCAAGTTATAACAAGATATGTTAAAGGATCAACACCAAACGACGGCTTAATGGGACTTTTATACGCATATATAGCATATAAGGCTTTTCTTACTAAAAACTTTTCATTGAAGCCTCACATGGTAAGTGGAAAATTAGATGATAAAGCCCCGGTGATATTAGCACATTTGCCGGGATTATAATTAATTGGAGAAAGTAATGTCTAATCAAAGACGAGGAATGTGGATTCCAGAAACATTTAACAAGGCTGCTGCAATAAAAACAAGTCGTCATGGTGCGAAACCAGTGAATGTTTCGGGAAACAATCTATCTAATTCGGAAAATTATGTAAATTCCCGCAATAGGAATTTAAATGAAACCGTTCCATTGGTTGTTTCTGATCATAGAAAAGAATCCCTCACACGCGGAACTTCAAGCTCAAATCAAAATTCTGAAAATATTAGTCCATTAATTGTTTATAGCAGTTCTTATAAGCAAAGTCAAGAATTCAGAAAGAATGCCGGACTTAATAAAACAGCGACATCAAGCACCACAAATCAAAATTTTGGATTTGGTGGCAGTAGTGGAACCGTAAGACAAGCACCAGAAATCTATTCTCCACTTTTTCAAATAGCAAATTTACAACTTCCTCGCGATCGTATAACTATGAATGCGTGGAACAGAAATTTTTATGACACCCATCCGCTTGTTCATAATTGTATAAATTTACACGCCACCTATCCAATAAGCAAGATAAATATTAAATGTAAAGACCAAAAAGTTCAAAGATTTTTCGAGGAAATGTCAGAAGAAATGGACTTGATTGGAACATTACAAAATATTGCCCTTGAATTTTGGAAAATTGGTGAATGCTTTCCATATGCTGAATTGGACGAGAATCGAGGAACTTGGAGAAGAATCACTATACAAAATCCAGACTATATACATGTTAAGACATCTGTATTGAGTGGCGAATCTACAATATCATTACGACCAGATGCGGCGTTAATGAGGTTGGTTCAAAGCAACAACCCAGCAGATGTTCAATTAAAACAAAACATTTCGGAAGAAATATTATATCATGTTAAGAAAGGTAATAATATTCCATTAGACAATTTTCACATCAGTCATTTAAAAATGTTGTCCTCACCATATGATATTCATGGAACATCAGTGATAGTAAGTATTTATAAAGACCTAATGCTTTATGATAAATTGCGCGAATCTAAATTTGCCCAAGCAGATAATTTAGTAAATCCAATTACACTTGTTAAAGTCGGTGGAACAGGCGAGGGCGAATTTCATCCAACTCCACAGGCATTAGAACAATATAGACAAATTTTCGAGGCAGCGCAATACGATAAAGATTTTAAAATCATCACTCATGCTGGTGTTTCGGTAGAAAGAGTGGGCGCTTCTGGTCAAATTATAGACATCAGCGGCGACATGAATTTCATAGTTGATAATATTTTATTTGGTTTAATGACACCAAAAGCAATTCTTACCCAAGATGGTGCCTCTTTCAATAGTGCCTCAATTGGATTAGAGGTATTAAAACAAAGATACGAGGCATTTAGAAATATGATGGCAAGATGGCTTACCAAGAAAATTTTTGCTCCAATTAGCGAAATACAAGAATTTTACGAATATGAAGATGGTAATAAAAAACTCATAGTTCCTGAAATAGATTGGAATCAAATGATCCTATATGATATGGATAATTATATTAATGTCCTTAATCAGCTCGCAACTCAAAATCCGCAAAGTCCTACCATTTCCAAGGCAACTCTATTTAGAAGTTTAGGGCTTAATATAGACGAAGAGCGTAGAAGAATTAAAGAAGAGATGATTAATAACATTATATCAACCAAGGAACAACAGCTTCTACAAACAATGTCGCTTGGTGCCTTGCGTTCTGTAAAGCCAGATGACGATATTATTGAACCAACTGAATCCACTCCATTGCCCGGAACACCCGGATCGGAAGAATCTGGAACGCCAACTGGTGGATTGGGAGGCCCGGATCTTGGGCTTGGCGGTGGGGCACCAGAGTTAAGTAGTTTATTGCCTCCACCGACACCACCACCGACTCCTCCGGCACCAAAGCCAGCGACGCCACCAGCTCCAAAGGCACCATAACAAGTGTCAAGGGCGTCGTTTATATTAAAAAGTATAGATAATTTAGATCATAATAATATCTATATGATTAAAAAAATTATTAACACATTATTAATTGAATTTAATAGGCAAATAGAAGTAAAAAATACTAATAATGCTAAATATATACGAGACGCCGTTGAAAAGACAAAAAATAAAGTTATTTTAAATAAATTATGGGTAAGTAATATAGATAAACTATTATATAAAATGACGCGAGAATTAAATGAAAATATCAATTAGAGCATCTAAACTTGTATCGGATAAACCAGCTTTCAGTGGTAAAGAAAAAACTGAAAGTGGTGGAACGGTATATCGCTACGACGATGGTCATATTGAAAAAAGATGGAAATTAAAAAAGAAGCAACTTAAACTTCTTAATAAAAATATTGAAAAATTGAGAAAGTCATACGAAAAAGATTTAAATTCAGATGACTTGCGAACACGAGCCCTTGCCGCCATTGTTGGTATTATGGATGATACGGCTATGCGAGTGGGTAATGAAGATTCGGTAAAAGAGGCGGATACTTATGGTGCCACTACTTTAAAGGTAAAACATCTAAACCTGAATGGCGGAAAAGCAACTTTTAAATTTACTGGAAAAGATAATGTAAAACAGGATGTATTTACAAAAAATAAAAAAATAATTTCAGTTTTAAAAGAATTAGTTAAGGGTAAAAAGGGCAACGATTTTATATTTGAGATCGATGATGCTAAAATCTGGGATCGTGCCGTAAATAGATATTTGGCTCCATTTAATATTAGTGCCAAAGACATTCGTGGATTTAAAGCCAATAAATTAATGGAAGAAATATTAAAGAAAAAAGATTTCAAAGAGGCTCTTGATGAAGTAGCTAAATTAGTTGGGCACAAGGCCTCTACATTAAAAAATCAATATTTAGATCCTGATTTGGTTCATAAATACGATAAGAAGGCGGCATTATCCATGTTCTTATCTAAAAGAGCATTTCTATCAGAAAAAGAAAAACAATTTATAGATACTTTGAAAAGTAATTTATATGCGCCACAGGAACAAAACTATAGCAATTTTAATAATGTGAAAACAAACGAGCTTATCGATAGTGTATGGAGCCAATTGGAGCCCCATCTTTCTCCATTAGGCGCTCGAATAACTTCTGCTGTTAGATCCGTTGCTGATCAAGAAAGGATAATCAAAGGATACTGGAGTTCTTCTGGTGCTTCTCAAAAATACCCAAATGTAAAAAATACAACAGAAATGGCACAAATTTTAAGATCGCTGGGTTATAGTATAAATGACCCAGATAAAACCCCACATTCCTCGGGCCGCTCTTTTGATGTTAGTGGCGGAGACTTGGGTAGCATATGGAGTAAAATTAAAGAAATATCCAGTGGCGGGTTAATTTCAGCTAAATTAAATGCCATAGTCGAACCAAAAAATAATGCTGTTCATATAGACATTATTCGTGCCTCACATGAATACAGCTTTATATCCAAATTCTCCGAAAAAGAAAATATCAAAAGTATATACGAAGACTTGGTAAATTCTGACGCCACGCCCGAAGTTGTGGAAGAATACAGAAATGCCTTTGGATTAGAACAAGATGCTGACGACGAAAAAAGTTATGAGGAAACAAAAGAGGATCCAAAATGGCAAGAAGTTTTAATAGACC